CGCCCCGTGAGGGGCGACCACCCGGCACTTACGTGTCGTATTGGTATTACCTTCTTGTAGGGTAATACCAATAACACCCAGTTCTGGAAATCCCAGAGCTGTTCTAAAACCGTTCGCGGTCCATAAGGAAATTCCATGGCAGGATACGTTACTAATAGCAGGGTGCTTGAGCACATTGCTCATGCTTCTTTCGCGAAAAATCGCGCTGCTAATGCGTCCGAACTTTGGACGTTTACTAATAACGATTTTCCTGACTCGGACCAAACCACCACGAGTTATCGTACTCATGGTGCATGGGATACCATCACGGCAGATGATCCAATTAACGCCACTTCAGAGATCGATTTGTATCGAAAACTGATTGACGAGAATCGGACCACCCGTGGTGGATCGGATAATGGCCACACTTTTTCTACAGAAACGCGATGGCTCCACATGAGTCATCCGTTTGTAGATACCAACCCAGCCGATATAAATGGCTGGGGCCGGTATGTGGGTCCCCTAATCATTCAAGATTTTGGGGATACGGCAATGCAGTGGCCGAATACTTCGGTCGCTGAAGCAAACTACCCCCAAATTGGGGCTGGTTTCATTGCTAATACCATTCCGACAAATCCCGTTGAAGGTCTCGCTGTTGCCCTCGGGGAATTATACCGCGAGGGACTTCCTGGCTTGCCAGGAGCTAAGGCTGTCAAACATTCCCTGGATAACCATCCCGGTAAGTCTTCCGGTGATGAGTATCTCCAGTGGCAGTTTGGTTATAAGCCCTTAGCTGCTGACGTAGCCAAGACTCTTTATGCCGTGAATCAGGCTAGTAAGCTGATTCAGGACTTTAAGAGGAACAGCGGCCAGAAGATCCGCAGAAAGCGGGTCGCTCCGACACAACAATCCTTTGGTACGTCGTCGTTTCCCTCATCACTGAGAGCAACGCCGCAGTACTCAGGGGAGTGTTTTTCGGCTGGCACGAGTACGCAAGTCGACGTCGATGAATTGACCTTGTACGACTGGTCATTCAGCGGTGCCTATTCCTTCTATCTACCGGACTCTGAACATCAGATGTTTGGTGGACTTAGGAGTTGGGCCCGTGACGTCAATCATCTCCTCGGGATTGAGTTAACTCCCGATGTGATGTGGAACTTGCAACCATGGAGCTGGCTCGCCGATTGGGTCTTTGATCTTGGTGATGTTATCAAGAACATTTCCCGTTTCGCCGAGGACAGTCTGACGCTTAGGTACGGCTACGTGATGTGTACTACATCTGGCAGGCGTACCTACACTAAGGCTCCTGTTACCTATTATGGTAGCAATAGCTCTAGTGGCCCTATATGGTGCTCTTTGACTTCAGTCAAAAAGCAGCGTTGGCAAGCGACACCTTATGGTTTCGGACTAAATCCGAACACTTTTAGTGATCGGCAATGGTCCATCCTCGCTGCCCTTGGACTTTCTAAGGGCAACGTCAAACTACGGTAACATCCAGTTGCCGTAGCCAAGTGAATATCACTTGGATCCCTACAAGTTCTAGGAATCTGTAATGGCTTTTGCCGACCCGCAGTCAGTTACCATTTCTGGCGTTACTACCTCTCTTCCGAGAGTTAGTAACGGTGAGAACACCGGAGCGTTCAAGTCGAACGACGGTACTCTCACCCTGTCTGTTGCGTCTTCCTACGGGAAGCGTACACGACAGACCGCCAGGCTCTCCGTTACCAAGGTTTCAGCGGACCCGTTCCTCCCGTCAACGAACGTCACTCAGCAGATGGCTTGCTATCTGGTGTGTGATCGTCCCGTTGCCGGTTGGACGGTAGCTGAGGCCAAGGCCGTTGTGGATGGCTTCCTCGCCATTCTCACAGCGTCCAGTGGTGCGAAGATCACCCAGCTGTTGGGTGGTGAGAACTGACCAGCCTTTAAGGCTGCGCGCAATTAAAAGCGCGAACAGGGAACGCATTCATTACTAGACATTCCGCACACCCTGAAAGGGGAACGGATGAAAAGGTTGAATGAATTCCTAGAAGAGGTCCTCAATGACTTGGGGACCTGGTGTGACACGAGTGCCACGCAAGATTATAAAACTGTCTTGCGTCGGATCGAACATGAGGGGTTATCGTTTTTGACGATAACCCTTACGGACTACGGAAAAGACTTCGAAAAAAGCCTTGACCGTGGGTACGTAGGTCCTTCAGACTTCGCATCTTTCGAGCGAAGGAGAGGTCTCCCCCTATTCTTAGGAGGTTTCCTAGACCAAGTGTTCGACCGGAGTACGGGACTCTTGCTTGACAGTCCTTCAATTGTCGCAATCTGGTCGATACGTCAGTTTTCGCTGATGTTCGGCAAGATTCGCCTTCCTTGCAGCGATGCAAGGGAGGCTGCGGCTTTTGACAGTTATGTCAAGTGTGAGCAGGAAGTACGTTTGTCCGACGCGTTTCTCGCGGAGAATGATTCCCTTCGCGATGATTTTAAACGTGTCGGGCGCATACTCTGGGCACGGACGTTTTCTATTGTCGATGGAAACATCGCCAATTTTCGTCTTCGCCCAAAGCATGGTCCGGGTTCCACGGCTGATATGCTTCTTGGAAACAAGAAGTGGAATCAGCTCGAGTGGACCGCACGCCTTGAGAATGTCTTCAGTCATGTTGACTTCCTCTCGACGTGGAGCCTTTTAGATCGGCTCGACAACGTAACTATCCTCGAACCCGGGGCTGAAAGACCTGTTAAGGTCATTTCAGTCCCTAAGACACTCAAAACACCTAGACTCATCGCTAAAGAGCCTACTTGCATGCAATATGCACAGCAGGCCCTGAAAGATGATCTCGTGGGTACTATTGAGAGTTTCTCTCATAGTAGAGATGAATTTGACAACTTCATCTCAACCCTAGTCGGATTCAGTGACCAGACGGTAAACAACCGAATGGCACAGATAGGCTCCCTCACAGGAACCCTAGCTACACTAGATCTTAGTGAAGCATCCGACCGTGTTTCGAATCAGCATGTACGCTTGCTACTAGAGAATCACCCACACCTCTTTGAGGCTGTGGATGCTAGTCGCTCGCGGAAGGCTGACGTGCCTGGCCATGGCGTTATACGCTTGGCCAAGTTCGCGTCTATGGGTTCAGCTCTCACCTTTCCTATGGAAGCTATCGTCTTTGCGACGGTAGTCTTCCTAGGAATAGAGCGAGAGCTCAAGCGCCCGTTGACCAGAGAAATCATTTCAAATTTCTCTGGCTTGGTACGCATCTACGGAGACGATATTATTATCCCTGTAGATTTCGTGGCATCCGTTGTGGAAACCTTAGAACTGTTTGGTTTTAAGGTTAATACCAGCAAGAGCTTTTGGAACGGAGTGTTCCGAGAGTCTTGCGGAAAGGAGTACTATGCAGGCGAAGATGTTTCCATCACTCGTCTGCGTAGTTCACTCCCTTCCCAACGGGGCTCTACTGCGGAGATAGTCTCTTTGTCTGAAACCAGAAACCAGCTTTACAAGGCTGGGCTATGGCGGACGACAAAACTTGTCGACAATATTCTG